CAGCATTACCCAAAGAACTTGCGCTGTTAGTTAATTCAACGTATCCATAACGAGTCAAGAAGCTAGTTACTGGCTCGAATGTGACTGGATCAAGAACAACTCCAGAACTCATCAATGGAATATATGGACAATAGAAAGCTGCTGCATCTGACTCAGAAGCGCCTTTATAACCTACAAGCACTGGCTGAGAATCTGGAGCATATCCATTTACATAAATTTTCATTGATCCATTTAATGTGCCAACTAATTTTGTATTTGTTGGTGCTTCAAATGTTCCTTCAGTGGTTCTTGCAAAAGCTGAAGTTGTTGCACTTTGCAATACTGTTAATGCTGTTGGACTTACAACTGCCCAGTTGCCAGCGCCACGATGAGTGCGTTGTGCAATTAAGTTAGCTGCACGATTAATCATAACTGCTAGAGCAGCATGTTCGTCACCAACATAAGTTGCAGTTCCAGAAACTAGAGACTGATCATAAGTCTGATCTGTTCCAGAAAGTGCTTGCAATGAACCAATGATTTCTTGGTCGATTTCAGCAGTGATTTCTTGAGCAAGAGCAGCCATAATTTCAGCTTCCACATCGATGCCGTGCATTGCTTGTGCATCTTGTGCTGCTTCAAATGTCCAGCGGGCAGATAGCTTGCGGCTCTTGGCTTCAACTGTCTGACGTAGAATTTGAACGTTAATTTTATTACCAGCTTGTCCTTCAAGATTAGCTGTATAATCAGCCATACCAGTAGATGCACTACCAGAGTAAGCTGTTGCAATCTTGAATGGGCTTAATGCTTCATCTCCTGCTGTAGTTCCAGTATTCCAAGGATAAGGAGCAGTAACATTATCAGTCTGTGCATAACGAACACGCAAAGTCTGAATCTGTCCAACTGGTCCAGTCATTGGCTGAACACCAACAAGTTCGTTGGCAATAACTGTTGGCATAACTCGACGAATTACAGGCAGAATTACGCGATTTAGTGTAGCAATATTGCCAGCAGTAGTAGAACCAGTTGTTGCACTTTCTGACAAATATTTGCGAGTGTTCTCTAGGACTGTACTCATAACTGACTTACGATTACCTTGAAGTCCTTCGAGCAGGGCAGCTTTTGTATCAGCCCAACGATTTTCCAATAATGGTGTTGACATTGTATTCTCCTTTATTTACTTTAGCCCTGCCAAACGTTTAATATCTACTAAAGAATCCGCTTCGACGGGTACTACTTTGTTTTTATTACCAGTTGATTCATTTAACAAATCTTTACCAGTCTCAATAACTGGCTTAGTTCTATTATTTAAAACTGCTGGCAAATACTTATCATATGCTGATCTTAACTGATTTGTCTGCACATTTTCTAACAATTGAGTCATTACTTCTTTTTTGCTTTTTTCAAGAGGAGAAAATAATTCAGATAAAATCTTTGATCTTTCTGCTCTATTTTTAATAATTGTTAAGTCTTTGTCTTTTGATTCAACTAATTTAGTTTTTGTTACTACTTCTTTCTTTGCTTCTGTTAATTTATTAGTAACTCTTTCAATTTCGTTACGCAGTTTCTTAACTTCTGCGTTTTCGTTAAGATAAGTTCCAGTGAATTCAGTTGCGAACGCTTCATAAATCTTACGTCCGAAATTATTTTGGCGGGCGATCTTAATATCTTCGTGTAGTTGCTTTAGCTCATGATTCAATGTTTGTGCAACTATCTCGCTTACGGCTTTGCTGCTTCTTGCAACAAATTTCTGTTTCAAAAGATTTAATTGATTCTTTGCTTCTGAAATAAGTTTAACTTTTGTTTCAACTAAATTCTTTTTGTCTTGAGCAAACTCATTAATTTCTTCTGCGAGAGAACTCATAATAAATTTTTCTAATTTATTCTTGTGTGCTTCACTTAATTTGCGTTCTTGAGCAAATTCAGCCAATTCTTCAGCTAATGCTCTTGTTGCAAATTTATTAAATTTTGCTGCTGCTTGTTTAGTTTCTTTGATTGTTTGAATTTTCAATTTAGCTACTTGATTGCGCTCTTCTTTGATTTGTTTGACTTCATTGCTTAGTGTCTCTGAAACCATTTTATCAAGAGTTTTAATCATAGTTGCTTTATCATGCTCGTAACGACCAGCAAACTCTTCACGAATTTCAGTCCTTACTTGAGACTTAACTTCTTTGAGCTTGCTTTGCCATGCTTCATTAATGGCTGTGCGAGTTTCTTCATTTACTAATCCACTTTCAAGAAGTGGTTTTAGGATCTCTAACATAATATGTCTCCCATTAATAATATTTACATCTAATACATATTTTCATACATATAAGCTTAAAAAACTTATACTTATTCTTAAAAATTCTCTCTTAATTCTTTGGCCAACTTTGGATAGCCAGCACCAATAATATATTCACATACTTCATCTAAAGCAGCCGACCAACCTTGATTAAATTCTCGCTCATTAGCGATTGAAGGAGCTTTAGTCATTGAGTTAAGATAGGATTTAAGATATTCAGCACGACAGTCATCTGAGCAATATTTCGATTTTGTTTTCTTTCCACACCCTTTGCATCTTTTCATATCAACAGATTCACTTACTTTACCAAACTTATTCTTCGCTCTTAAAGCAAATTCAAGTTCTTTAATTTTAGTCTTCAATGATTCTGGCTCTGACTTATCTGCATCATGTAATTTCTTGGAGCGTTCTTTAGCTGCTGATAATTCAGATTTTAATTCATCTTTTGTTTTTCCCTTGAACATGCCTTTCTTGCTTTCTGGGGTTTTCATTTCTTTGTTCCATGCTTCTTCAACTTTTGCTTTTTTAGTAAATGGACCTGGCTTTTTGTCTCTTGCTGATCGAAATTCTTTGGGTTGTACTATTTCTTCTTTCTTAACTGGGGTTAGTTTGGCTGGAGTTGGTTCTTTATCTTCTGCTTTAACATTCTTCAGCGGGCCATTTGTTGAAGATGACACTGTTTTTACAGGAGCTTTATCATAAATTCCCTTGCCATAATCCCATTCTTCTTTAACGATATTTTTATATTTAGAAATTTCTTCTGTTAAATTCATGACATAACTCCCATTTCATTTATATTTATGTAATATTTTTATTTCTTGTCAGTCCTATATCATTTCTTTTCTTTCTTGGTCTTTTAGGATTTTTCAATTTATTTCTTCTCTCTTCTGCTCGTTCTGGTCCCATTATTTCGTCCCATGATTTTCCTTTATTTTTAGAATTAGGATTATTAACTTTAAATTTTTCTGCAAGTTTTGATTTTCTTTTTTCAATATATTCTTGAGAATATTTTTCTTCCCAGGAAAATAATTTAATACCAGAAAGTTCTCGTTCCTTTCTCTTCATATTTTTAGTTTCACTAATTTTTCTTCCTACTAATTCTGATCGTTTACAACCTTTTTGCCATGATGTTCTCTTTTTAATTACTTCTACAGATTGTGAACCCAAAATTAATCCTTTATTCCATGGTTCTCTTCCTTCATGTTCTTTCCAGTATTCTATACTTGATTCACTTAAATTCTTTCTATGTTCTACTGAAAAAACTTTTCCATAAAATGGTTGCATTTCTGCTGGTAATCCTTTGTTCCAAACTGGAGATTGAACTCCATGTTTTCCTTTATTCCATGGTTCTTTTCCTATTGTGTGCCATTTGCCATCACTATTATGCTGATTATAACTATTAATATCATATGCTGCATTTAATGATACTAATAATTTTGTTTCATATTCTCTTACTTCTTTTGGTTCTCCTTCAAATAATATTTCTCTAAACCAATTAAACTTATTTTCTAATATTAATGGTTTTACAATTTTACTAGAACAAATATAACCATCATCTTGATTACATCCTTTTTTAGTTCGTGAACCTATATACCATTTTCCTGTAGAAAGTTCAGTCCATTTATAAACAAATGCTTTTGTTTCTCTCATTATAATTTTAAGTCCTTAATGAATCTAATTATTTCATTTTGTAAATATTTTTGTACTTTAGTATCTGAATTTACCTCTGCTGCCATTTCCAATAAATTATCTCCATTTCTTTTGTAATTTTTTAGAGATTCGTAAATTGGAACAGGGTATGCATTTGGAGCACTTGGCTGACATACACAATCCACTGTTATAATCTCAAAATCCGAAACTTGTCCTGTAGATTCATTTACATTTCCTGAACCACGAGAACTAACTCCCAATTTACATCCACTTTCAAGAATAGCTTTAATAATATTTCCCATTGGAGTAGGTAATACTTTTAATTTTCCAAAACCATTAGCTCCCTCCATCCACATACCTGTAATAACATGAGACA